CAATCGTTTAGCAGTAATGTCATTACTTCTTAGAAAATTAAGAAGAGCAATATTATTTTGCATTTCAAAAATATCTGATTTCATAACAGAAACAATACCCGTCAAGTTACTACCATCCCATGCAGGCAATGTACCGCTTGATGCAAGGTCAGCAACTTGAATTGAATCAGCAGCAGGTACAGCAAGTTTTGCTTGTTTGCCCAAATAATGAATACCGATAGCTGCATTATTAAATGGAGCAGTTGTGAATGTCAAAGTTGAACCACTTACGGAAAAATCAGTACTTGGTGTCTGCATAACACCGTTAAGTGTAACAATGATAGTTCCAGTAGTTCCTGTTGATGTCATTGCTACAGTTGTTGCAGAACCATTACCTGTTGCAGCCTGATATGTTATAGCATCTCTTGACGAAGAAAGACCTAAAGTTTTTCCCAAATAAACAATCCAAATAGGATCACCCGTTGTAGGCGTTCCTGTAAAAGTCAAAGTTGTACCACTTGCTGTATAAGCAACATCGGGCTCTTGTATAACACCACCCACCGATACTAATAAACTCTTAGCATCAAGTACTGATTGATCCAAAGTAAAAGCAACATCTGAACTATTAGCCGTCAGCGTCTGCTTTGTAAATGAACCGTATTCTATATCTCTCCCTATGTATGCCATTTAGTTATCCCTTTTTATATATTGTTTATTCTTGATTATGTTTCAGTTATTAGGAATTAGTTGACATCTTCAAGGATTGAACAAACTACGTCAACCGCACCTGAAGCAACTACACAAAGATAGTCACCTGTCATCAAAACAACTTTCTGTCCTGAGATAACCTGTAATGCACCGCCAGAAGGGATCGGAGCATCTTTAACAATATGTGCGAATGCTGAGTCTGTTGCATCATACAATTTTGCAGATGCTGTTACTGCACTAGATGTTACGTTTGCAATATCCAACTCAAGAACGATACTATCTTTTGAACTAGGAGCTGTGTATACAGTTGTTTGTGAAGTTACGTTCACTGCTTTTGCATTTTTAAAATCGTTTGCCATGGTTTTATTCCTTTATTGATGGTTGTGTATATTCTTGTAGTGGGAAGACTGAGGTAATACTCTAGTATACCTTTATTTATAATATCGTCACACTCTGTTTTACCTGATACTGATTATTTATAAAACTTTTTTTACCCTAATGCAATTGCAAATACTAGTCCTGACCCAACACCCGAAGCTGCATTTGCAGCTGCAGTCTGTGCATAAGCAGTTGTTGCAAGTTTGGTTGAGTTGTCACCCGCACTTTGTGTTACCCCTGTTGTTGCACTGGCTACTGTACCTGTCAATGCACCTGATAGATTGGTTGCTGTTACATTACCTGTTATACTTATATTACCTGTACCAGTAACATTTTTACTATTCAAATCCAGATTACCACCCAACTGAGGCGTAAGGTCTGTGACCAAATCAACTGCACCAGATAGAGGGCCAACAATATTAGTTGCTGTGATCGTACCATTAATATTTATATTACCAGTTCCGTCAATTGTGAAGCTATTCAAATCTAGGTTAGCACCCAGCTGCGGACTAGTATCCTCAACTACATCTGTAAGTAATCCAGAACCAGCAAGAGTTTTGTTTTCCCATACAGAAGAAGTAGCATTCCATTGGAGGATATCATTATCTGCAACAGAAGCAATAGTAGTATCATCCATTTCCATAATGGTATTCTCTGTTGCTACCTGTGCATCAACATAAGCAGTTGTTGCGAGTTTGGTTGAGTTGTTACTTGGAGATTGAGTTACACCCGTAATAGTTCCACCGATATTACCTGTACCTGTAATATTGAAAGCTTGGATGTCAAGATTGCCACCCAACTGAGGTGTGGTGTCATCTATCAAATTCTCCATATCATCACTATCACCACTAAGAACTTCATTAATAGCAGCAACAATGTTTGATTTATTTGTTGTTGTAAGGGTAGTCAAGTCACCCTGTTTAACACCAAGATCATTGGTTTTCAATCTCCATTGATCGAATGTATCTAATAAATTTACTGTTACTAATGCCATTGTATTTCCCTTTATTTTATATTTAAATTAACCTACTGCAATTGCTAATGCTAACGAAACACCAGAACCATCTGCACCAGAAGCACCATCGGCACCATCTGCTGGTCTATCAACGAAACTTAAAACACCAGCTCCATTCGTTTGCAATATTTGTCCATTCGTTCCATCAGAAATTCCAAGACTAGCAATTCCTACATTAATAAAACTCAAGTTGCCTGCACCATCTGTCGAAAGAACTTGTCCAGCGTTTCCATCCACAACATTGATTTGTCCAATACCAATAGAGTTACTTGATAATGATGAACCAGATATTGTTCCAGCTGCAAGATTAGAACCGTCTGAACGTGCAAGAGAAAAACCACCGGCAGTTGTACCGTCATGGACAACAGCTGTTTTCAAACTTGTGTTAACAGTTATCTCACCAACTAGCCCAACAAAACTAGAATGCTCTGCGGTTGTGCCTCTTCTTCTTTGAACGACTTTAGCCATTTTGTTTTCCTATAAGTGTTTGGATCATTTCTTTAAGTTCTGCAATATCATTTTTCATTTCTTTTAACTCTTGTGTTTCTTTTTGTTTTTGTTCTCTTGCCATTTTATAATTTTCTAATGCGTTCATATTTGTACTAAGTACTGCTTTAGAATTTAAATCACGAATAAGTTTTTTATTATCTATATCTACTGTTTTCATAATTATGCTAATGCAATAGCCCTCATATCTTTTAGTAATGGAACTCTTGTAGTAGTTGCAGAGTTCATAACAATTTTAATTGCAAATGTTTTGAAACTATCATAAGTAACACTACTGGTTATATAGTCAGTTGACTCAGCATTATTATCAGGAACAAATTCTAATTCCAAATATTCATCCCTGTTATCAGAAACAGAAACCGCATTTGAATTTGTTATTTCTTTCATATCCTGCCACGGTCTATCCTCAAATGTATCAGCATCAAACTGTGATAAAACTTTATAGTAAACTTTGATAGATGTTCCAGCTTGTCGATTTGCAGTAACAAACATTTTCAAACTTGTAGCATCAAACCCATCCTTCAAGTTTACCCGTCTTGTAATATACCTTGCAGTTGCATCACCACCAGAAGAATTATTTTCATTCGTAGAAAGATTATTAACAATATTTTCAATTGTTATAATACTGTTTCTTCCTATATCAATCATAGGACTAATGTGACTTGAACCAGATGTCAATGTTGCTTTGGCAACATAACTACCAGCTGCAGTTGTAATCTTCTTAGGTGTATCTAAATAATAATTTGTGTTAACAACTATATTCGTATAATCAGTATCAAGTAAACCTGTACCTTGATCCGTCATTTTGATTGACCAGTTTGCTGCAGTCTGATTCATCTTGGCTTCTTGCGGAACAATTTGAATAATATCTGCTTTGTATTCAGCTGCAGAACCAGCATCTTTGAATACTGCCTCGGCAGTTGTACCTGTTGTAAACTCTGCCCGATTCAATACAAATGATAAATCCTGATTCTGATCTGGACTCCATGTTGATGCATTTTGTGATTTGAAAAATACACCTGCATAAGGCTGTTCAGAAATCTTTCTAGTAGTACCAATAATGTTTTCACCAAATTCAGAAATCCATGCTTCGTATTTCAAACTATTACTCAATACGACAATTGCATACTCACCCGGCTGCAGGTAAACGATAGATGGGAATGTAAACTTAGTTGCAACACTCGCATCCTCACTCACATTAACGTCAGCTGGTAGTTTACTAACATCGGAAAATGGTAAAACAACTGGTGCTGGATAACCATTAACGGTTGTTCTGATTTGACAAGAAACTGGAAGTCCATCGTCATCCTTTGCTTTGAAAAACAAATCAACGTCTGTCAAATAAATTCCATCTGGATATAATGCTTCATCAACCAGAAATGTTTCAGCCAATGGATCGAACCAACCACCAACATTAACTCGGTCAAAAGTATTTGTAGATTGACGAAACTCTGTAGCACTACCTTGTCCAAGTGATTCAACTCTTGGTACTCTTGTAGACACTACAACATTTTCTTTAGTCTGTAATAAACCTTGAGCTGTGTAAGTTACTTCACCATACGTTGATGCAGAAACTAAATCACCAGTTGTATTATCAGTAAATAAGAATTGACGTTCACCAGTTCGGAATCGTAATGTATCAGTATTAGGAATTGAAAATGTTACGTTAGCAACTGAACCAGCGTCATCTGTGAATACTGCACCACCCAATGAACCACCACTAGGAGTAACATAAGCAGAAACAGGTTCACCATCAAAGTAAGAATATAATCTTGTATTCGGTTTCATACCTGTAACATTAATCGTAATATCTCTTGGTCTGATAAAAGGAACAATAGATACGTCTGTGATTCTATCACCAATGCTATTCCTTACAGTATCAACACCAGTAATTTCAGTTCGGATACCAGTTCGTGTTTGTGCAATATCCTGTACAACCGTTTGAGTTGTCCGTCTTCTAATTGGCCAACCTCTTCCAGCTCGTTCAGTTGTAGTTGAAGATGCAACAACCCTTTCTCTACCTGTACCGAATGTTTGCCAATCACCAAACTGTGAACCAAAACCTAAACCAACTAGATTTTCCCAAGCATCATTCTGTCCACCAATATTTACAACTACCTCTGGACGGGTGTTTGTATCAATCCAGTTATCACTTGAAGGCTCTAGGTCAACACGACCAATCCATGCCAATACTGCAAATGGATTTACATTGATTGCTTTACTTGCAATCTTCTGTGTTACAAATGCTTTTGATGTATAAGGTAATGTAACCAAATCACCATTCTTTGTTACACCAGAAGATGCACTCTCATCCAAAACTAAATCAGTTATGTTAGAGTTGAAACGTGGACGCAAAATCTTTTCGTCAAAATCAATTGAACACAAATAATCATCACTTAAAACATTACCTACACTATGCCCATTGAAACCATCAATCAAGAAACCATTTTTGAATCTATCCAAGCCATTACCATCTTTAATAACAAGCTCTTCAGTATCCTTTTCAAGCAAAGATAATGAAGTGTAATATTCTAAATTATGAATACGTTTTTCCAATGCACCGATGTCTCGCATTGTGTATCGTTTGTTCTCAATATATTGTGTTCTAACATCCGATGGTTTGAATGTATAAGCAGGAATATAAAGAGTATACAAGTTCATTGTACCCTGTAACCTAGAAGGCGGTACATGGGTCAATGATGGAACACCTGTATTGCTTCCAAACTTTCTTTCTCTACTTACAAAAATTGTATCTACTCTTGGAAGATAATAACTGTAGTCAGCTGACCAGTTTGTGTTTGGTACAGGCAATTCAATATTCTGCATTGCAGTTCCGTCATCAGCTCGTCTAGGTCTAAAGTCTACACAATCTCTTAGTTCAACTTCGTCACCTGTTACTGGGCTCGTGAACTTAGGAACATTATCAAATCCAACTGCTGAAGTATATGAATCAACTGAAAGATATCCAGTACCCGAATGTGTAAAGTAATCAAACACAACAGCAATTCTACCAGAAGCTGCAGTTGCACCAGATTTCAATTGGACTCTACCGTGATCGTAAAAACTATCTTTCTGTCCGTTATCTAAAATATATCTTGATGTAATATCTGTATCACCAGATGCAACAGAAGAAACTGTTTTAGTAAATCCAGATGTTGCACCAGTAACATCTTCAGCAATAAAAGTTCCAGATACAGGAACGTATGTAACACTTGTAGTTCCACTAGCTCCAACAACAACCGTTCCCTTTGCACCAGATTGAATACCTGTGATTGTCTCACCTGGCGTCAATGTTTCATTCGTACTTGTCACGGTCAATGTAGGAAGGGTAGCATTGCTTCCAGCATTTTCTGAATCATAGATTGCTTTGATTTTCCAAATATCAGACTTTGCTAATAAGTCATAAGACAAAGCAGTTGTATTTGGAGTTGTGAAATTCTTTACATGATTTGATACAAGTGTTTTTGATTTTTCTTGTTTGGTATCAATATTGATTGTTGCAATAATGTCTGCTGTAAAGTTACCAGCAATATTACAATCAAATGTAATCGTAGTATTACTTGGGCCATTAACTGTTACAGTTTGTCCACTACCATCCATAGGAACAATTGCATTGACTGAATAACCAGAGTTTCCAGCAGTCTTAACAGTTGTTAGATAATGCTCTCTTTTATTGGTAGCACTCAAAACACCTGAACCCATAAATGTTTCTGAACCACCAGCGGTTGCAATAGTTGCTACTCCAGCAGTAAATGCAACATTTTCAAATACTCTTTTAGTTGTATAACTTGTATCAACATTTGAACTAGCATCACGGATAGTATTAATGGTATCCTGTGGAAGTTTGAAAACCAATGTGTTATCAGATGTCTCAAACAACTTAGCATCACCACCAGCAGTACCACCAACCTTACCAGTATTATCAATCTCACAAAATGCTGAAGTTACAATAGGTGTTGTTGATGCACTTACTGGAACATGAATACACTCACACGCTGCAAATGTTGAAGAGGCACTAGTGATTTTAATATCATACAAATACATATTAATAATCAGAGCTGTACCAGTACCAGAAACATAATCAATGTTTCTTACTTTTGCAGTTCCAATTTTACTAGCTGCATACGAGGATGGTGTTCCTTTATTAACACTTGTATATGTTACATTATGTAAATCAACTTCCTGATGATTTGATATATCAAATTTTCCTTCGTAGTTTTTTGTAACAACAAAATTTCCATACTGCATCAACCTATCAAAGTTATTGACGTTTACAGTTGTTCTAGCTTTATCAACAACTATATCAGTTGTTACAATTGTTTCAAACTCATAACCCTCTACAAATGATTTGCCGGGGTCAAGACGTACAAGAAACTTTGATGCATCGGATGGATGGTCTTTGAGTTGAATGTTATGAGAGCGTACAGTATAACTTCCAGACTCATCGAATGTTCGTCTTGCAAAAGTTTTTTCTAATTCAGAATAAATTGGAACTTTAATATCTTTTGTTTTGATTCCGTTTTCAACTCTAAGGACTTCATAGAAATCACTATCATCAACAGAGGCAAGAGTTTTTGTTCCAAGCGTCAATGCAAGTTTTAAACGGTCTGCGCCAGGAGCTGCAAAGTTTGAAGAACCCTGTGCATTGTCAAGTAGTGTAGTATCTGCACCAGAGTCAACTATAGTTTCAACAGCTGATAAACCAATTCGGTATGTAGGAATGTTTGCATACTTATCAAGAATAACAGTTTGTGCTTGTGTTTTAACAAAGTTACCATTGATATAAAATACACCTTCTGCAATAGAAGCAGAACTTCCCTTACCAGTTGGAGTTGCCAAGTATGAACTTGCAGTTGCTACAACACCACCGGCAGGGGGTAACGACATAGTAATCGCCGGAGCTGAAGTATAACCCGAACCACCAACAGTCACCGTTACGGATGAAACAACTCCAGCAGTAATGGTTGCAATTGCTGTTGCTGTCACACCACTTGTAGGTGCAGCTACTGTAACAGTTGGTGCTGCCGTATAACCAGAACCACCAGCTGTTATTTTGATTGTTTGAATATAGGTTGGAGTAGTATCGACAACATTTGCAGAAACACTTAGGTCAGTTGCAACAATTCTTTCACCACCTAGAAATGCTGGGGATGTTATGATTGTTGATACTGCAACAGCTCCAGTTCCACCACCGCCAGAAATTGCAACAGTAGGTGCTGAAGTATAACCAAGACCTTTATTAGAAATATTAATAGCAATGATTGAACCACTACTAAGAACGGCCACTGCTGTTGCACCAGAACCACCACCACCTGTAATGGTTACAGTTGGAAGTTCGGTATATCCAGAACCAGTATTGGTCATGTTAATACCTTGAACCGAATTACTTGTAGCACCACCAGTAATATATTTCACATAAAGTGTATCAGGATCACCAGTTGTAGCATCGACAACCGAGTTACCAAGAATCATTGCCTTCGTTCCTGATTGACTACCTGTGATAGTCTTACCAGCAAAAGCAGTAACATTTATATCAACATTATTATATTGAGGTTTCAGTTTTACATATTCATAATCAAGATTTAAAACAAGCTCTCCACCTGTTACCTTACTTCCATTTTTAAATACATGGTCGCCAAATCTTTTGATTTGGTTTCTTAGAATACTTTGCTGAGTAGAAAGTTCTCTAGCCTGAACCGGCAATGACGGTTTGTAAAGAACCTGATGAAACGATTTATCTTCATCGTAATCATCAAAGTAAGGTGTTTGATTTGTATTGATAGAAATGTTATTTGACATAATTACCTTCGATTTATTTTTTTAATTATTTATATCTAACTTAGATTAGAATTCACAAACAAGTTTAATGTCTTCTGTAGAATCTGATGCTCGAACAATCGGGCCACGAAATTCTGTATAGATAATGTTTCCACTATCTTGATCTAATTCAGTATTGTTATAAGTTGAACCTGTTGCAGCAGAACCACCAGCTGTTGGGTTTGCTACAAGATGAACTTTTCTAAAGTCATCGTCAATAGGAAAGTCAGTACCTTCATTTCCAATCAAACGAATGTTCAACATTACAAATGCACCACCTAATTCTGATACAGCATTTTTTCCATGACCGCCCGGAGGACTTGTTCTTGCAGCAAGTACTGCAGCTGTTCCACCCGAAGCCATTCCACTTGTAACTACTGCTGTCAAGAATCTATAATTTGTTCCTACACTTACCATTGAAACTTTTGTAATTACTCCGCTGGTCACACCAGAAACTCTTGCAACTGCACCAGTACCAAGAGGTGTATCACCTGCTTGTGGGGTCAATGTAATTGCAGGCATTGCTTCATATACACTTGTACCATCTGGATTAGTTGTCCATGCAGGCGAAACTGTTGCTATCTTTGTCGTTCCATCGTAATCACTAATCGTTCTAATCTGTCCACTACCAACACCATCCGAAATATAAACGGTCATAGCATTGTAATAATCATCCGTTGCAGAAGCAGTAGCTGCAAGTGTAATACTTGTAGAAGTTCCTGCCTGTCCTTGAGCAGTATGTGATTTATATAATGCCCCACCAGATGTTATTGCAATGTGTTCCAATGCACCAACAACAGCTGCATCTTCAACTGCCTTTTGTTCAACTTGTGCTGATGCATTTGCTGGAGAGTTAACTGGAATCCAATCTGTCGTTACGAACTTCAAGACATCAGACTGTTGAACTTCAAACATAAACTTCCATCGGTAGTTATCAGATGTTTCAATAATACCTGTAGATGTTCCTGTTGGTTGGATAGTTGATTGTACTCCACCATAGTTACTGATACATTTATAAACACGAAATGCATCGGTGAACACAAAGAAATCTGTGTCAATAATGTCATCGGTGTATTGGTTGTATTCTGGATAAACTGTGCCAGATGTCCAATCCACTCTCTTGAGAACATGGGATACACTAGTCGAGTTAATCAACTTAGCTGCGATCATTTCGTTGTAATGGATATATTGTGATACGGTTGTATCAATTGGAACGGGAACATCAATATCACTAGGGCTAGTTTCAACGTATTGTCCTAGATCAGCATTCGCCCACGGCTCCTTCTTTCCGATCATCAAATAAACTTTATTGCTCGATATAGACGAAATAAAGTTATCTGCGTTATATTTTCTAAAACTATTGTTGATTATTGCACTCATAATTACTAGTCCTTTTAGATTTGTTATCTACTAATTGATATATTTATAATACTTTTCTTACTATTTTGAAATCTTTTTATGCATTATTGATTGTTCTGTCGTGAAAAAACCTCATAAACTGATCCTGTAGAGGTGATATCTGTTGTGTCAGGTCAAAATGAGCTCCTGCTGGAGACTGAAATCTTGTAGTGGTTGTTCCTTTGACCTTTCTGGTTTTCAATCCACCAAATAAAACATAATCTACAATCTGCTCATCCTTCAAATCTCCGATCTGCATACCAGGCTGTCCTATCTGTCCAGCAACATTACCGATTGTTTGAGTCATTCCACCCAAACCAGTTGGAGGTCTATACGAAGCAGGAGTTGTTGTATCTGCACCATATTTTCTCCACTTATGTCTATCGACATTCCTTCTGATTGGGCCGAGTCTTAATTGTGTTACATGATGACCATCATTGAATGGATGTGTAAAGTTTTGATTTGCTGGTCTATTCTCATTTGGTTCTGGTAATCTTGAACGAACTGAACTTTGTTTTCTTTCAAAATCAATATACTCTGAAATACTTCCATCTGTTATCAAACCATAATCATCTGAACGTGAAGCTTCAACTGCATCTGTAACCATATTATAATCTTCATATCCTGATTGATCGTTGCCAGTCTTTCCTCCGATATTCAGAAGTTTCTGAATACCTAAATCAATCTCATAAGTTTGACAAATTGTTGGAGCAGTTAATCCTTCACAAGTATCAACCTTGAGGTCAAGAACAACAGGAGGAACAATATCACCATCATGGAAAATAATAGTATAGTATTTTCTCTGTGGTATTCCTGTGATCTTCATGGACAAATCCAACATAGAAATAAGTTGGATGTTTCCAAACAATGCTAGTCCAGCTGGATGTGCCAGACGTTTTACTGTATCTCTCCAGCGAGAAATATTTTGACCAGAAGATATTACATAAGAAAATAACTGATAGTAGTTACTGTCTTGAAGATATTTAGTAGACGATAAAAACCCATCATTACTAAAAAACCCAGCTTGATAAAATGGTTCATAACCACTTGTTACAACTGTACCAGTTGCTGAACCATCACCCTTCGTTGCAAAATTAAATGTTGGTGTAGATACAAAACCAAAACCCTGCTCTGCAATTTTTAATGTTTGAATACCACCAATACCATATCCACCCAAAGTAACATTAGCACCCGTTCCAGTTCCACCACCAGAAATAATTGGAAATGCATAATACCCTCGGCCTGGATTTTCAATTTCAAGACTTGTAATAGTTCCAGAATTGTTGACAGTCCTAACTAAAATACTAGCAGTCCTTCCATCAATGTTCATTGTTCCAGTATTATTAAAATTAAGTTTGTCACCGATAGTATAACCAGTTCCACCACTAACAATAGTTGCTGAAGATATTGAACCAGAAGTCAACTCTTTAACTTTAACAAGAGCACCCGCTGCAGAACTACCACCACCAACAACAGGAATAACATCGTCAACAGAATATCCATTGCCGGGATTTGTTATATTGTAATCTGTAACCATTCCACCAACCGTGAACGACCACAACTTACCTTCTTCCCTTACTCTCTCACCTTTCTCAAATACACCAGCAACACCAGAAAGAAAAATAGTTGATACAACAAACGAACCAATGTTTTCATTCAGTACAATTTCAACAACAGCCTCTGCACCAGAAGTAAGTCCGTTAATCTTTTTACCTGTGATACCGAAAATCATATCAGTACCACTTGTGTCAACCGTTCTTATAATCTTACTATTGTTATACTTACCATCAGAAGTGCGAAGCATATCTTCGCCGGGATAGTAAAAAGAAATCTCTTCTTTGTAAAGTAAACGGAAAAGAAATTGGAAAGCTTTCTCACTACCTTTGGAACGATAAAAATCTCTGAGATGTTTTAGAACAAATGGTTTGTTTGCATTTGCAAAAACTGTTTCAGGAATATCTTTACCAAACTGATCCTTGAAATAATTTAGAAACTCGTCTGTAGTTTTATCAAGGTTTACATAGTTGTCAAGGTTGCCTATTATTTCATAAGGTTTTCCCTGTTGTTCCATGTATTCATAATATGCTTCAAGGAACGCGACAAATGTAGCATGGTCTTCTTTGACAAACTGTGGTAGTTGCCCTTCGACCTTTACACTTATACGTTCATCAAAGCTAGGATGAATCGGTTGGTTTGGAGTTACTAGTGCCATATTAGATTACTGTTTCCGCTATCATGTTAATAGAAATTGTTTCTGTATCTGTAAC